GACCGTAAAAACTAAACACCCGTCATCAAGAAGTTGGTCGGACCGAGGTCATCGGCCTGGCGCAGCCAAGCCTTGTTCTTGTCGATCTTCTTCTGATTCTTCTTCGCGAGCCTGAACAGCATCGAGCCGGTCGGCGCATCGTTCGCGGACTCCGCGACAGCGAGCGCCTGCTTCAGCCGATCCTGAATATGCGTGAGCATGTGATGTGCGTTGGCGTGCGCGTCCTTCATGCCGTCCGAGACCTCGACCGGCTCGATCTCGCTAGTAGCCTCACCGCCAAGATTCTCGATTCGGTTAAGAACCTTGTGCCTGATACAGTGAGCGTGATCGACTAGCTTGTCGAACCGATCGGCGAACTCCTTGTAGCGATACCGTTGGCTGATCCGGTGCTCTTGCCGATGGAACTGCTCGAATGCCGTGAGCGCTGGCCTGTAGACGTTATTCAGCGCCGTGATGACGTTTGGATCGCCTGTCTCGCCCAGGTCGATCTTGTTATTCACAGGCATCTCATTAGCCATCGGTTTGATCCTGTAATGTGGGATTGATAAACGTGTTTACATAACAGCAGGCATTAGACTCCCAACACGGGTGCCGCCTGTAAGCCCGGTCGGATCTTCGCCAGCCTTGCTGACATCAGTGCCTTGGCCCTGAATCGCCTCAGTCTGATCGCCGATTGACGGTGCCGCTGTTTCACCAGCCTGAGCACGCATGGCAAGGATTCGCTCGGTATACTCGTCGATCTCTTCCTCGATCGCCTGGTACTGGTCTTCGGTAAGGCCGCGCAGCCCCTGTCTAACTTGGGTCTTCAGCCAGATAGCTTGACTCTTGGGACAGCCGGTCTGAGCCATGCCTTGAAGATTCAACTGGAAAGAGTTGAGCATAAGGCTCAATTCACTGGCGCTGAATAGCTCGAACCTGACCGGGTAGTTGACGATGATCTCATGGCGCTGCTCTGGCGTGGGCGGCTCGCCGTTCAGGCAAAGCATCGCATACTCAGAAATCCAGCGTTCGCCTCGGGCGAGCGACTTGGCGATATCGCCCAAGAGCTTGTCGCCATTGATCGTGTCGATCTGTTTGCTGATGCCAGACTGAGCAACGGTCGTGGACGCCGCTCCGGCGAAGCCAGCCGGCTTGGTGAGGCAGGCGTGCCGGTCCTTGGCGTCCATCAGATCGCGCTTGTTCTCGCGAATCGACCTGGCCGGGTCTTTGGGCGGCGTCACATACTCCCAGCCCTCATAGCCACGTCCGATCTCGTGCTGATGCTTGGGCAGCACGTTGCCCGGTCCGACCGTGATGGTCTGATCCGGCTTGCAGTAGGACTCGGGGCCGGACAGCGACGGATGCGCTTGTAGGCTGTCCGAGAGGATCAGCTCCGAGTCGCGGTTGTAATACTCACGCTGATATTCGGCAATCGCTTCGTAGCGGCTTTTGCCGACGTGCGAGGTGCGGTGCTTGCGCTTGTCGATCAGGCGCACGATCGGGACCACGCCGTATCCGTGGTCGATCTCTTCGAGTAGCTTGTCGCCATCGAAGTTGTAGAGGCATGATTTCTTGACTGTCCAGTGCCGATACTGGACATAGTTGCGGCGCCATTGAGAAGCGATTGTGCCAGGATCTTCTGGGTCAATTGCGTTTCCATTATCGTCAATGTCGACACGGTCGGAAGGATTGACATACTCTCGGACGAGACATTCAAGATACCGACCGGCATTGTCGAGCCTCCACCAGAGCATGTTCTGAGGCAGGATGTACGAGACGCAGCAGGTATTCAAGCCGTACAGTAGCTCGTCAGCTCGGGTCTTGATCTTGACGTCGGCCGGCGCCTTGGGATGATCCAGGCACATATCAAGGCAGCCGAGCACGAGCAACAGCGGCGCGACGATTTCCTTGACGTAGTCGTCCATCGGCGTACCGCGCCCGTCCACGTCCAGCCACCACTCTTCCAGCTCTTTCGGCCCTTGCCGGAACACGCTCTGGTCATAGATTTTGCCGAGATGCAGATCGACCGCCTCGGCCACAAACTCAGGGACCGGCGTGCGCGAGCGGCGCAACTCATAGTCGTCGTCAAGGTGCGTAGCTGCGGGATCGGCACCGATCATTCCAGGATATGGTCCGTAGCCGACGTCCTGTGTCTTAGCCGAAGCCATCCCCATGAAGCCGGCGAACCCTTGGTAAATCTGCGGATACGAGCCCGGATCAGGATACTCGCGGCGATGCCGAAACAGATTCCTTGTGGGCAGACCCTTTCTATCAGGTCCATAGGTCGCGTTACGGTATCTAAATCCACCTTCATATGAATCCAGAAGCTGTCTCCAAGTGATTTCACATTCGAGCCATTCGGCATGCCTCATCATCACGATGCGTGCACCGTCATGCTTTCGCGCCTTCTCCTGCATGTAGGGATTGCCATCATCGGTGATCTTGACGCCGACCCCGATCGGTCCACCGCCCAGCTCGGTCTTGCCGTTCTTGGATCGGCTATTCCACCAGGATGCAAATTTTTTAGCCATCGCTTATATCGCTGACACAGGAACGTCGTGCAACTCTGGTCGTGGAGTTCGACCTTGGGGGTATTCGAGTTTCAGGCCACCAGCCAAGGGGTCGATAAGGTTTTCCTGCGGATGCTGAGGATCTTTGGGGTAATCCATGTACTCGTTGTCCCTGATTGCCCGCACATAGGTCATGAAGGCATCGATCAGGTTCTTGCATCGCGGATGAATGCGCAGTCTGACGCGGCCGTTCGCGGTTTGAAGCAGCGCTTCGATGAGCGCCAGGGCATCTTGCTTGGGATGAGCGGTTCCGCTCGGCCAGCGCCTGAGGCGCCCGCCGCGCCCGACGCAGCCGATCCGTTCGTACTCACCTCGCATCGTAGGCCCGACGCCCGTGCGCTGGTTCGACTGCGGATCGATCGAGACTGTTGCCCAGTGCAGGCCGACCCCTGTCAGCTCGACATTCTTTTCAATGATCGCCTGCGCGTTCGCCTCGGCACCACCCGCAAGCGTATCGCTGTAATAGTCGCCAAACACGTTTACCTCAACGTCGCCCACATAGTCATCATGCGCCTGAAACCAGACGGCTCCGGTATGAACGCCAGGATCGATTGCCAGGTGAAAGTTGTAGTTCGGGTTGTACTCAGCTTCCAGGGACACATGCGACTTCTCGTCGAAGTCGATGAACCAAACGCCTGACGATCTTGGCCTCGTGCAGAAAAAGTCGGACTGGAGAGTGCGTATGCTGTAAAGATTGAACTTGTCGATCAGGTCGCTGATCTTGTAATGGCCGTTCGAGCGCTTGGCCTTGGGAAGTCCATCCGCTCGGAGATGCCGGTCTTCATGGCAATACGGCTTCAAGACACACGATTCGCATCCCTCCAGATTTGGCCCTGATCGTTCTACCGGGCATCGTTCCAGGACATCGAAGACACAGAACGTGAACAGTCTGAACGCTCCCTCTTTCGCCTTCTTGATCAGGCCCGACATTGGACCGGCGATCCGGTGCCATGTTGAGAGCAGCACCGTACTTGCCGGAATCCCGTTCATCTCCATCGGGATGCCGGAGGCAGCCTCACGGATAGCGTTGTCGACCTCGTCGACTTCATCGATGAACAGTCTTGGAACGTGCGGTCCATGAACTGACGTCTCCGAGGCCGCGAGCATCATGATCTCAGAGCCGTTCGGATAAGTCGCTCTGGTTTTCGTGAACGTACTGAACGGACTTGGCCCTGATCGTTTGTAGGCGAAGTCGCGGAGAGCGTTGTAAATCTGGCCCGACTGAGCTAACGAGCCACCCAGGATGTTCGTCGCATGCCTCGGATAGCACATCGAATCGAAGTGTGCGGCCAGTGCCGCCCCATAGGACTTCCCGGTCCCTCTCGCGCCGTGCACGAGCATAACGGACAGACGATCGACAAACATGGCAGCGAAGATTTCGGCTGTGCAGTCGTGCCCTTCACAGACTGGGTTAGTAGAGAGCGTGACTCCCCAGTGGCTAGCCTGCTTCTTGATCTGCCGGAGCAGATCCATCCTCTTCGCTGAGATCCGCTTTCTCTGTGGTGGAGGCGCCAGAACTTTTAATTGAGCCACCATGATTTATGAGTGCTCTGATTCCTTCGACTTCATCTTTGTTTTGCTCTCCAGCTACAGGCACATTCAAGCCAAGCATGGTACAGCGCCGCTCGCTGACTTTCGTGATCATAAGACCAGCTTTGTACTTGTCGTGATACGACCTCTCAGGATCGTTGAGCGCGGTAACGAAAACTTTGTTGATATGATCGAGCCGGCGCGCTTCAAGTTCACGAAGCTGGGACGCATTATCGATGACCCTCGCCGATCGCATCAGTGCCCACTTGCAGTAGCCCTTGAGTCTCTTGAGAGGCTTCGGACCGAGATCGACGCCCTTCTTCTCGACAATTTCAACGATCTCGTCCCAGCCGAGACCTTCAATGCGGCACTCAACCGCCAAATTCCCGATATAGCGATTGTCTTTCTGAAAATCGAAACTTGGCACTGCACCAATCTCGAATTCCTAAGTAGAAAGCCTCGGCGAACCCACAGCATTCGCCGAGGCCCCTTGAGTACGAAAGAGGCTGCGGTTAAAGCCAAGGAGGACGCACTCCCCTCAGCAACTGCCTGGCACACCGCAACCTCAACGACTGCCAGACAGAGTTCCAACAAGTGGCTGCGTGCATGTTACCGAGGCGGATCGACCAGCCGCAACCGCTGTTCAAACTGGAGCGCTGAGTCCAGCTCCATCGCGATGTCGTACATATCAACTGGCCGGCCAGTCTGTGGGTCAAGAAGTTTCTTGACGCCGTAGATTCTGGACTGCGCTGGCTGGCCGTCTTTGAGCAGGCTGAGCCGGATATAAGCGGGAGCGGGAACGGCAATTGGACCCGGCGGACCAGCCACGCCTGGCGGGCCTGGTGGACCAATCAAGCCAACACCCGGTGGGCCTGGCGGTCCCGGTGGACCAGCCAAGCCGGGCAGCCCTTGTAGCCCCGGTGGACCAGCCGGACCGGGGATCGGTTCGTAGTAGGCTTGTGGAGACGAATACTGCGGAGATGGGAGATTGTACTGGTAGGAATACTGACGAGATGGAGCACTGTACTCGTAGGCATATTGGCGAGACGGAATGCTCTGTTGATAGGAATAATCGCGATCGTACTGAGGAGAAGTCAAGCCTGGAATATACGGCGGCTCGCCGCCAATGAAAATATTGTTTCGCTTGATCTTCACCGTGTCACCCTTGTCGAACATTCTGTTCCGACCAAGGATGTTCAGACCGCCACCGCCACCCCTGCCGAGCCCGAACAGACAAGTCTCGACCACAGGCGAGCCCAGGAACTCGTGGATAGCCGCAGGATGCGCATAGAGGCCAGTCTGCGATGTCGGCGAATCGAAGTCGGCAACACCGGCTAAATAATGGTCGTCGGTAAATAAGCCGCCTCCCGACCGCCCTTGCCTGACTCCATAATCGCATTCGATCGACCGATATCTCGGCCTGTCGATCAAGGTCGGCCCGTTTGTGCTGAGAATCGTTGTCGACCAGATCGTGACCGCCCCGCCGTCGCTTGCGCCGCAAGCGTGCATACTCATGCGGGGAAGCGGTGCCCACCGGGCCGGCACAACAGGCGACACGGGCAGCCGTGGGCTCGCAACCGAGAGAAGACCAAGATCAAGACCTGAGTCCCAGCAGATAGCTTGGCCAGGCACTGTCCTTGAGTAAGAGACCTGCTGGCCAGACAGATTGCCGTCAACCAGATCGACGCTGATCGGTTCATTGTTATACCCACGGAAGATATGACCGCAGGTCAAGATGAGCGACTTCTGATCCGACGAATAGATCACGGTCCCAGAACCGACATCAGCAACCGAGCCGTGATGGATCTTGACACGGACCGACGTGCGATAAGGGGCTGGCTGCGACCCCAAGGCTGGCAAACAGTAGATCGCGCAAAGGCTAAGCGCAAGCAGTAACCGCTTCATAGCTCCACCCTCGAATTGATCATCGATTTGGGGCCGGGAAACTGTCGCCGTCACGCCACGCGAATATTGGTGGCATGCCAACTATCCGGATCGACAGCGGTATACATCGTCACCGTGGCCGGCATGGTCGTGTCATCGACGATAACCGCTGGCCCGTTCGCAGCGAGATCGTCATGGAGCGCCTGATTAGCGGACTGCAACGCCGCCTGCGCCGCCTGCATCGCAGCGGTCGCAGTTTGCAGAGTTGACTGTGCGGTGTCAAAATCCGCTTGAGCCTGTAAGGCCGCCTGAATCAATTCATGAGTAGTCACGTTGATCTCCTTCGGTCAGTGACATGACGATCGGTAATGCCGCCCGAACCCGAACAGACAGCACTTCTTCTTGTGCCCGTGGCTCGGCGCACAGACCGGCGCGCAGACTGGCGCATAGTACGCTTGCTGAATTAGCGGCGCCTGGCACGTCGGATAGATCGGCACCCCAACTCCGATAGATG